AGTCCAGTAGCTCCTGAACATCAACGCCATCAGGAATCGTTTTTGTCTTTTTTAGCTTGCCGATTAGCTCGTGGTTTTTGCGCTCTAACGCTTCAACGCTGCCTTTTAATGATTCAAGTTCAGCATTGTTTTGAGGTTCAGAAGACGTAGTCTCTTGAATTTGCTCTTCAGACATGTGCAACCCGTAGGGCTTATTTGCTCCTAAAGGTTATCAGCTCCATTTGACTTTGTTCGCCCAAAACGCCGCGCTTGTTTTGCCCTTCGCGATATTTTTCGCGTGGCGTGCCTTGAACGCAGCCCGCTTAGCTTTATCCGCAGCACTCTCACCTTTGCGCGGACGTTTCGTGTCAGCACCCTGCGCGCCGAACCTAATGAGCCGGTCTTTGCCTTTGTCCTTAATGACAACAGCGTGAGACTTGCCGCTCGGATGATTCGGCGTACGGATGGGCTTGTCATAGCCATCAAACGTATGGCCGCCACGTTGGATGCTCATCGTTTTTTGTTGTAGCGGGCGTAGATCGCAGCATCTGCTGTTCGTGCCTTATCGCCCCGCATGTAACTGTTAACCCGGCCCATTGCCCATGCCGCCATCGGAACGTTGCGCGATCCGCTCGACAAGTATGCGCCCTGCCCTTTTCGATAAACCGCAGCCAGCTCTCCATAGAAGAACTTGGTTTTTTCGGCCTTACCTTTTAGGGTTTTTTTTGTTGCGGCGTTTAGTGGTTTTCTTTTTGGTGCCACCTTGTTTGGCCCTCGATGCAGAAACAGCTTTGATGTCGATAAATTCACCAGCTTTGTAAGCAGCAGCAGTCCGCTTTATTTCACGGGCTTTGGCTGAGCGGTTCTTTGCACCAGAAAGATACGCTTTTGGCAGCCCAGTGGCCTTGTCTTTTGGGACGCGCCGCTGCTTCTTAGCCATTACTTTTTCTTGCCCCCTTTCTTTTTTTTCTTAGGAGCAGTCATCTGGGGCTTTTTAGGTCCGGAATAACGAGGCATCAGGATTCCTCCTTAGTTGCTGTTTTCTTGGCCACAGCTTTTTTAGCTGCAGGTTTGGCTTTCTTCTCTTCGCCCGGAAGCGTGAGTTGAAATCTGCTATGAAGCTTTGCCACTGGGATAACGGCGCTTGAGCTGATCCAAGGTTAACTCTGAACCGTCCTGACTGACAAAATCCCGTATTGCTTGAGTAGGCCCTACTTTTCTGACGCGGCTTTCAAAAAACGAAACCTTAGAAGCGCCAAGAACATCAGCTTTTACCGCCTTTGATTGTTTTTCGAGCCACTCGCCGTACGTTTGATTGCTTGGCACGGTGTCGCCTCTTGTTCTGCGTGATGGGCCAAACGCAGTGTTAGGACGCCTTAAATCACTTGGCGGTGGTGGCTCAATACCTAGCCCCTTGTAATCAATGACAGGCACAGTCGTTGATCTGCAGTTGAAGTGCTGCGGTGGTGTTGGCCCCTTGCCGTAATCAAACTCTTTGCCATCCAATGCACGACAGATTGGAGATGTCCGACTGTCCAACGTCGCGACATAGCGGTAACGCTTGGTCACATCTTGATTGGCCTCATACACCTGTTGGCTTGATGCGTTTGCTACTTGATTGATGCTGGTGCGCACCAGTGCCATTACTTGATTGTTAGCAACAGATGTTGCCTCTCCACCCTTTTGCGCAATCTGCCGCAAGCTACCTGGCTGACCAAATCGCAAACGACCCTTTAAGCGCCGCGCCAGCTTGTCGGTTGATTCGCCAGTTAGCAGGCCATTTCGCACAGTTTTTGCGAAAAGATCAGCCTGCGATTCAGCCAAGCCGCGAAACGACTTTTCTAGGACTTTGCCATTGGGCAACGTAATTGTTGTGCCTTGCGCTGCTGTTAGCTGAAACGTTGCAGGCGCTCCAGTGACTGCAGCTTGCAGGTCATCGCTTAACGACACCACATTGATTGCGGTCGGGTCCACCGTTGCAACGGACTGCGCAAACTGCGGGCTGATCTGCACACTGCGAATCTGATTACGCAGCTCAATTGGCAACGCCTTGCGTAGCTGCTCTTCTACAAACTCAGACTGCAAAAGCGTCAACCCCTGCAACTCTTCAACCGCCAAAATTGTGCTCGATCCGGCCCATCCATTCAGCGATTCTTTTAGTTGCGCGAGAATGGCCCTAAGCCGTGCAGCCTTGCTAGGTGCAGACAACTCATCAATCCCACGCAACTGATCGACAGCATCCAAAATAAGATCGTTGTATGTAATGACAATCCGTTTTGCGACACTGTTGCTAAATCGATTGAGATCGATGGCATTGCGGTAAAGCTCGGCAGGTGTACTCATTTTTCATAGATGCCAAGGGCTTGAGCTTCTTCAATACAAACAACAGCAGCATCAGCGCCAAGCTTTAACGCGTTATCCAAGATTGACGTAAATTCCGCCACGACATCTTTGTCATAAGTCGCAATACTGCTTTCGGTGACAGCGCAAACCTTGCCGTCCAAATACCAAGTCAGTCTGATGACTGCAAAATATTGATTGGCAAGCCTGTCATGCGAATAAAAAAATTCCCGACTTGATGGTTGCCCTGATGGTTGTTCTGCCTTTGGTCTGCGCAAATCATCAAGCCACCCCATCGTCTGCCTCCGGTTCTCCTTCAGGCATTGTGACTTCCTGCTGCGGAACTGGCTGCGGTGTTTCAAGCAATCCGCCAGCCTGTGTGGCTTCAAGCTCGGCCTCAATATCAAAGTTATCTCCAAGCACTTCGCCCGCTTCAAGCTGCAGCAACAGCGTTTCTTGTGTCACCGTGCCAGCGGTGTAAAGCTGCAACAACGCTTGAATCTCTTGTGGCTCAAGTCTTGCACCCATAAAGTCACGATTGACAAGGCTGCTGCCAGCTTGCGACTCCTGCAAGTAATCAGCGTGAAACCTCAGGCAATTGTCGATCATGTCCTGCATTTGCTGGGCTAAGACCATCATCGTTGAGTCACCTTGGCTGCGATCAATCCGCTTTGACTCGGCAGTTTCTGCGCTGAGCTTTGCACCCATCACAGCAGCAAGGCCAAGGTCATTGATCTGCGAAACAATTTGGTCAAGCCTGCGGAACTGCGCGTCGTAGCTGTTGCCACCGGGTTCGATATAGCTTGCCGATGCTCCTTCTGGAAGGCTTAGTGCTTCGCCTGGACCTGCGCTAACTTCTTCTGCTGATGCAGGAAAGCCAAATAAAGCAAGCATCGGCACTGCGCTGATGTGCAATTGATTCCCAAGATCTGATTGCACTTGATAGTGCTGCAGGTTTAGCTCAGCAATATCAGCCAGCGGTGGGAATGATTCCAAAACACCAACGCGGTTGGAGTAAGCAACGCTGAACGGAATATCGCTCAAGCTTGTTGTGCCTTCGTCAACAACACGAAAGTCACCTTTTTGATCTTTCTGGAAGATCTCAAACGCTCCAGGGGTTAAAACACGCACTTGCTCGACTTGCTTTTCTCCGTACAAGCCATCGGGCACGACAATCTTTTCAGAAAGACGAAGTTGCGTCAGCTTCTGTTGCCCATCGGCCAATTCAACTCTCCAGCCGAGTATGTCGCGCGGAGAATATGAAATCCAGTAGGGACGGCCATTGTCACCAGACTTTGGCGCGTCAACAAGAACACCAACGTGCCCGTAGCGAATGCAGATGCGCGATGTGTTGTAAAGCCATGTCTGCAGATCATTGCCCTGCAGGTCAACGTCAAATAGTTGTTCGCGGATTTGATCAGAAACATCGTCAAGCCTGACTGGCTTACGCGTCAACATGCCAGCCAACATGCGTTCAAGCCTGACGTAATAAGGCGCTAAAACAGAACGTTGCAGTCTGTTGTCATAAGACTCGTCTAATTCTCTTGGCTCTTGCGGTAAAAACTTGCGGTGGCCTTTTCTAATTTTGTATGTGCCGCCAAGCAAATGTTCAATCAATCCCCAATGCGGTTCCTGATTAACCCAAGACGTACTGGGGTCGTTCACCTGAGTGACGTTGCCAACACGTTGGCGACCACCAGAAAAGCCTGAATACACAGTTAAATCCCGCCCGATACCACAGTTTAGTAGAGCCTAATGCCAGTGCCCCGTCCAGCACGCGCATGAATCATGCTGAAGTCTCTGTAGATCAAGTAGCCCAAAGCATCATTCATATGGTCATAACCCGCATCTTTATCGGGATCACCGGCCTCGGTGTAACTCTGAAGCTCTAAACATTCAATGGTTCGTTTGCAATTTGCGGCGACCTGCAATCTGACTTCGCCCTTTCCGTTCTCCAGCAAAGCTTGAACAGAAGCCACCCGATCGCGGACGGGAGGGTTGGCCTTTGGTGATTGATTGCTGAACTGGTATGACTCGAGAATCTGTATATCGGTTCGCGAGGCATTAGTAGAACGCGCTGAGCCTGATGCGTCAGGGTAGACGTAAACCTGGCGTCCTTCTGCGCGGCGTTGTATTTCTTGGGCCATGGCGTCGGTGTCATGTGCGCCAGTCACCTCGTCAATCAGGAGAAGATTGTTCCCAAGACGAACACCGATGACTGCGGACATGTTCCCGATATTGAAGTCAACGCCGACGCGAAGGGGCTCGTTGCTGACGTCAGGAATATCGGTGATTACATGTTTGGCGCGATCAAAACGGTCATAAACCTGGCCGGTTGTCAGGTTCGTAAATTCTCCAAGCAAATACGCCTTCAACAGGCTGGGATCGTAGTTTGCTTCGAGACGTTCGATGAAGTCTTTTGGAAGGTGGGGGTTATCCACCGATCGCATTTTAATCAGCTTTCTGTCAGGGCGCTGTTGTGCTTCTTCTGTGCCGAACGTGTTCCACATCCAGCGGAAACCTTCAGGCGTTGATGCAGCCGCGAACTGTCGCACGTTGCCAGCACGAAGGCGACCAAGGATTTTTGGAAATGCTTTTTGTGCAATTGATGGGGTGACTGTATCGATTTCATCGGCAAGCACCCAAGCAAGGTTCAAACCAATGATGCGTGACCAATTCTCGAAACTACGGCACAAGATTTTTGTGTCACCGCCGGGTAGATGCAAAACATATTCTGGAAGCGGGCTTGCTCTAAACGTGTAGGGGATTTCATAACCCTCAAGAAATTCCTCGAAATCATTCATCCATATATCGCGAATCAATGGCCCAGTAGGTTCCATCACGCAACCCATGAAGCCTTGATTTAACACCGCAAGGACGACAGCCTTTGCAGCCAAGCTACGGGTCTTGCCTGCCCCATACCCAGCAGACAAGCCGATGATTTCTGTCGTTTGATCTTCAACAAAAGCAAGCTGGCCTGGGTGCAAGTCAGCTTTGATTTGATCGACAAGGGATTGAACGTCTAGCTCTGAATTTCTTTCGCCAATTCGGTGCAGGATTGATCCGCTTTCGATGTGGCTAAGAAACGTCACTGAAGCACTTGCGCGATCTGCGCGGCGGTCTTGATGCAACCCAAAGCAGCGTTCAGGTTGTTGGTCTTGCGGGCCTCTTTTTGAAGCGTGGCGAGTTGAGCAAGGATTTCTGCAGTAAAAGTCAGCCGATCTGTTTCCCAGTCAGCTCGGATAAGATCCCGCGCCTTGGCGATGTAGGTGTCTGTTTGCCGTTCAGCGATTTCCCATTCTTTCGCGCAATACTGCACGATCTCAGAGCGGACAGCACCGTTCGCCAAAAGGCGAGCGATGCGGTTAACGCGCATATCAATTTCAATCTTTGTGGACTTGTTTGCCATCAATGCTCCTTGGTTTCAAGAACTGCTTTTTCTCCTGTGAAGCTTTCCCACCGCTTCACGATAACGTCGCAATATTCAGGTTTTAGCTCCACGGTGTAGCAGCGTCGATTTGTGACCTGTGCGCCCATGAGTGTCGAGCCAGAACCGCCAAACGGTTCAAGGCACAGCCCATTTTGTGGAAGGCTTGAAAGCATGACACGTTTCATCATGTCAACAGGCTTGGGAGTTGCGTGGCCGTGCCTTTCGTCGCCATGGACTCGGGAGAACTCCCAAACATCGCGCATTGCGTCGTGAGCATTGTCAAAATACGATCTAGCAGACGTCGGGCTTGCTGACCCGCCTTTAATTTTTTTCCACTCAGAGTTGAGAGACCGCCACGGGCGCTGGAAATGGCCAACGTATGCGGCTTGCAAGGTGACGTAATGCTTCTCAGGAATAAGGGTGAACTGTGAGCGAGTAAACCAATGGCCGTACATCTGCACACCGCAGAGTTCGCGAATTTTTAATGGATCAATTGCAGCAGCTTTTGCTTGTCCCTCAAGATATGCGCGAAGAGGCTCCCAAGTTTCAGGAAAATCCTCTGTATTGATACTGCCTCGAAATTGATTTCCAATTTGAAAAAATAAACAATGCTCGGTTGTTGTGGGATACATCATCCGACTTTCTGCTCTCATCCCAGGGATGCACTTTTTATCCCAAACAATTTGATTGCAAAGCTCCATCAACTCTGACTCACCAAGGCCAGCCTTGTACCAA